TAATTTTACTTTTCCCATGATTTACTAATATTTGTGTCTGCTTTCAACAGACCGTTTGTAACTACCTCAAGAGCTGCCTGCTCCATGAGTCTTGTCATTGTAACTACCCAATCTTCTGCGATACTTTCTTTACATATAGTATCTACCTGATCATGTACTGTCATAACTATCTTAACAGGTAAGTCATACAGTTTAATATGATCTCTGATAAGAATCAAAGCTTTCTTAGTCATGTCAGCTGATGCACCTTGGATGGGCGTATTCTTACTAGCACGCTCTATACTACCAAGCTCAAAAGCTTGACTCTTGTCTTTGTATATACGTGGGTGCCATGTAGGAAACCAACGACGTCTGTTGTAAGGCGGAAACGTTTTGATATAGCCATACTTTTTACCAAAGGTACCTAGTTTATCTAAGAAGCCACCAATAGCTGGAAAGGCATCAAAGTATTTATCAATCAAAACTTCAGCTGCTTTAGTATTTATATCAAGAGTATCTGCAAGTTTGTGAGGCCCCATCCCATAGGCTAGCCCAAAGTTAATTGTCTTAACATTTGTGCGTAGCCTACCATGTCTGGGACACTTACATTTACTTTTGTTCTTCATATAACTGCAATCATCTTCAGCAGCATCTGCCCACTCTTGTCCATATACAAGGTCAGCACATACACTGTGTAAGTCCTGTCCTTTTTGAAGAGCCTTTATCCATACAGGATCTCTAGAACCAAATGCAATTACATTAAGTTCTTGAGAAGAGTAGTCGCTGCTAACGAAACACCAGCCATCAGGAGCCAGAAAGCAATTACGGAACTTATTATCCGCAGGTATCTGTTGCATGTTCGGCTTCTTGGATGCCACTCGTCCAGTGTCAAGTATTTGATTGAATTGCGTATGTATTTTGCCATCGCTTGAAACAAATTTAAAGAAGTCCTTACCATAAGAAGTAGCCAGCTTCATCTTTTCTTTGTACTTAACATACAAATCAATGATTTTGTGCTGACGTCTATACTTGTACATCTTCTTACCGTTAACGTCTTCTAGTTCAGGGACTAGTTTTTGAAATACTTTTAGAACTTGTGTAGGGCTAGTCCATTTGACCCCTACTTTACGTAGTTCTTCTTGCGGAGTAAACAAGTCACCTTGAATATGAGATAACACAAAGCACGACAACTCTGGGACGACTAATACCAGGTTATCTAATTCATCTCTCATACTCAAGGCTTCTTGTTCGCTAGCTCGTGCGATGACCTCCCAAGCATCTCTATCAATATCAATACCATTGTATTCAATATCAGAGAATGCTAACACCGCTCGATTTTCAAGTTCTACTACCTTGTTTAGTTTAAACTCTTCTATCTTAGGTAGTTGTAGTTTACGTAACTTACACAAATACTCTACATCTTTAGCGCCGTAGACTATTTGGTCATCACGATAGGCTTGACCTGATAAGCCTATAAATTGGTTTCTAACTTCTTTGTTTAGCTCTACATTTAAGTATCGCTTACACAAATCCTTTAGTCCGTAGCCTATGTGACGACCGCATGATAGTACTCGTTCAACCAAAAACGTATCGTAAACTCCATCACATTCTATGTCTGCCCACTTCTTAATAAACTTGTAGTCAAACTTAGCATTGTGAAATATCTTTGTTATAGCTGGTGATTCTAGTATGTTCTTCAAAGGACTGATGTCTATGAATCTAGTGTCAATGACAAACTGTTCATGTTCGTCACCAATCTGAAACATAATCATCTTCTTACATGTAAAGTCAAAGCCTTCAGTTTCTGTGTCAACACCTAGAACTTGCTTATCTTGACAATAATCTACTACATCTTGTATAGTTCCTAGTTTATAAGAATCGCTCAGACTTGTCGTCTGTGTTACGAATGTTATCATCTGCTAGTGGTTTTAAAAATGTATCTTCAAATTGTAATAAATACTCTGCATATGCCTTAGATATTTCTCTTCCATTAAAAATAACAGTATCGCTTCTACGCTGAACTGCTTCTACATATGCAAGTTTTAAATCGTGATAGTAGCCTTGCTGTGCTTCTGTAAATAATTCTTTCATCTTTCCCATTATTTATATATTGATATTGGTTCTTGTTCTACTTCTGTGTTAAGCTCTTGTTCTATGTCTAATAATGTTTTGATAAGAAGTCTGTGCTTCCTAACTAATTCACTATCAGGATCATATTGTTCTAGCTTAATTAATGTGCGTTGTACGCTATGTATAAGAAGAGATACTTCTACTCTAGTTAAATTAGTTTTGTCCATGTTAAATAGTATTAAGACAACAAAGGGGCACAAGGCCCCTTTATTATCAAATCAAACAATTGTGACAATTGCTACCTACTTAGTAGCAGTTGTTTTTTTAGTCGCACGGTTCTTAGAACCTGTTGGACGACCACGTCTTTTGGTTTTGGTTTTAGTCGTGGAAAATAAGTCAATAGTAATCTGCTTTTCAGTTACTGTGACATTGTGTGATGCAGATACAGTAGCTACTACCTTTCCTGCGTTCTTAATTAATGTATTCATTTTCAATAATTTAGATAATAATGTATAAATATTCTTTATAAATTTAAGCAAATATAGTAAAAATGAGTATACCACACAAGTGATATACCCATTTTATTTACATTACGAAAGTATCTCTCCCGTAGCTGCATCTACCTTCTCTATTACTGCTTTAGTAACAGGTGCTGTATCAGCCTCAAGGTATACATCTACAGGTTTGTTAAATACAATGTTAGAACGAGTAAATATATACTCTCCATCATGTAAGATAAACTCTCCATCTCTACCTTTACGCTTTGCAGCAGTATTGATGTTAGCTCTTTGCCAGTCAGTTGGTTCAGTAGTTTCTACTATCTGAACTCTCAATGGATAATCTTGTCCTTCAAAAGAAGCAACAGGATTAAGGACATTCACGGTAAGTATTTCATTACCCATCTCATCCATTTCCCAAGCTTGATCATCTCCAACTGAGATACCAAGTGTACTCTCTACATCAGCAGGTGTAGCTGGTTGCCACGCTCTACGTGCAGAGTTTCTACTAAATCTGTTATCAGATTGATTAAATACAAACGCAGCTGATAAGCCGCGAGATCCTTCTTTGACTTCTGCCAATTCCATTTGGACAAAGCCACCTTCAATCTTTCTGAATCTTGTAAGTAAAGTTTGACCTAGTTTTAGAGTGTTAAGGTCACCACTGTGCAATAAATTTGCCATGATTAAAATGTTAATAATGATTAATAATAATAGATAATTGTTCCT